CCAGCCCGTGCAGTTGGGTGGGTGCGGGTACAGCGCGTGCCGTGGCGCGCTGCTCAGCGGATTGTTCATGCCTAGAAGTATCGCTTTCACAGTAGCCTCAGCAGCTGCAGCACCGACTCTAGTGCTCCGTCTCTATTGTCATGGATCAGCACGTGCACGCCTGCCCTGCCCAGCGCCTCGCAGTCGCGACGAGACTTAGCGTGCAGCCGCGCTATCGTGCTCTCCTTGATGCTGTGCCCGCGCGCCCGCACGCTGGCCACGCACCGCTGCAGCGGCAGGTCCAGCAGCACGGCGTGACAGTCGCGTCCGCGCGCGTGCAGCTGCAGCAGGCGCGCAGGCCCGTCACTCATGTTCTTACCCTCGTACAACACGTCGCAGCCCTGCGCGGCGTAGCGCTCTATCATCTCGTACGCCTCGTCCAAGCTGCGCAGCGTGTCCACGCCGCCGTTCGCGATCTCGTAGTGCCCCAGCACGAACAGCCCCACCCCCGGCCCCTGCCGTCGCCATAGGCGGCCGACGGGTCTGCGGCGACCGGGGGTGGTCAGGTCCTCGTGCTGCGCGTAGCGCGCCACCACGGCGCGCACAAGCGTAGATTTTCCAGCTCCGTTGGTGCCGCGCAGCGAGATGATCACTTCTCCCACTCCCTCTTGACGACCTGCGTCAGCGGCCCGCGCCGCAGCGCCAGCGTTATGTCGCGCTCTGTCTGCGCGTCCGGCCTGTGCAGCTTGCCCCTGCCTTTCAGGTCAGGTAGCAGCCCCACGCGGTAGCTGCGGTGATTGCAGCCCACGCACGGCGCGAAGTCACGCTCACCGCGTATCAGCTTCTCGCGCGCCGCGCCCATGGCCGCGCCCTGCCACACCGCCTGCACGCCGTCGGTCACCACGTTGCCGCAGTAGTACGCGCCGCGCCAGTCGTTGCAGCAGATGGCTACGTCGCCGTTCCAGCGCACCGCCAGCTGCCTGAACGGCTGCGCGCAGCGCGCGCCCGCCATGCTGGCGTCCGGCGGCGCGCCCACGCCCGCGTAGTTGTAAAGTACGGTGTGATTACCTCTGTGCTTGTCCTTGGCCTGCGCAGCTATGTCGCGCACCTGCACCAGCGTGGCGCTGCCGCGCTTGCGGCGCGCGTGCGGGTTGCCGCGCAGATCCTCAGGATACCTGTAGAACATGAAGCCCAGCGGGTGCTCCTTACCACTCACCAGCGGCGCGTGCTCGTTCAGCTGCTCAATGATCTTGGGCACGATGCCCGCGCCCTCGTAGTCGTCGAGACTCAGCACGTTCAGCCCGGCCTCGAACAGCGCCCGCACGTTGGCCACCGCACCCGGCTTGCGCAGCAGGCCGCCGCCGTTGCTGAGCATGGACTTGTTACTGCGCGGCAGCAGCTGGTGCGTGGCGCGCACCATGCCCACGTAGTCCGGGTGCATGGTGCCCTCGCCGTGCAGCTGGTAGCCCACCCGCGCCTTCCAGCCGAGGTCTCTCATCTGCGTGCACAGGCTGACGAGCGTGTCCTCAGTCATGAACTTGTAGTTCTTCTCCTTGCGCGTGCGTATGCCCGGCAGCGCACAGAAGTCGCAGTACAAGTTACAGCCCTCCGCCAGCTCTATGCTCACGGCGAAGGGCGGCTCCTGCGTGCGGTACTTTCTCACAGCGCCTTCTCCAGCTTGTCCCACGCGGTGAACACCGCCTCGTCCAGTTTCTCGCGCTCCTGCCGCGCCAGCGGCAGCCACCGCTGGCGCTGCTCGGCACCGATCTCCGCGCGACGCTTCATGAGCTCCGGCACCTTGCGCGCGCCGTCGCAGTAGTACGGCGCGGGGTCGTAGCCCGCCTTGCGCAGCATTGCTCCGCACTCCGGCTGGAACACCATGGGCAGCCCGGCACTCAGCATCTCGTAGAAGCGGTTGGCCGGGCTGCAGAAGTGGCTGTGCGACCACCTGTCCTCCACGTACAGGCCCAGCCCGTGCAGTCCCAGCTCATCGTACAGGCTGCCGTCGATCTTGCCGTGGTGGCCGCACTGCGGGTAGCGCTCGGCGAATTTCTTGCTGGGCGAGGATATCTGCGTCTCCAGGCGCGGGTCAATGAAGTACCTGTCGAAGTCCTTGACGCGCCCGCTGCGATAGCTGCCGTAGTAGTACAGGTCGTCGCCGGCGTGCGCGCGTCGCTGCGCCACCAGCTCGTCGCTTGCGGTGTCCAGCGTGAGACAGTTCCAGTTGCAGTAGTGCCCCAGCGCCGTGCTGATCTTCTCCGGTACCGTGGTCCACATGTGAATGTGATCGAGCCCGCGCTCGCGGCGCAGCGTGAATGCGCGCCGGAACGGGCTGGTAGCGTTGCCGTCATTGATGGGAGGGATGATCGTGTAATCCTGCTGTACCCAAACGATCTTCTTGGCCTTCTGCACCGCTGCGCCCAGCTCCTCGAGACAGCTGCAGAACGCGAAGGCCCCGTTGATGATGATCAGCACCTCCGGCGCTACCTTGGCGACGTCACCGTTGTCCACCAGCGGCACGCCCAGCAGCTGCGCCACGTAGCGCGCCACCCGCACGCTGGCCACCATGGACTTGTCGCTCACCTTGACGAAGCTGAATACGGCCGCGTTCTTCATTGTCTCACCTCTATGTCCTCTGGCATGCAGGTGGCTGCCCGCTGCATCACCTCGTGCAGATACAGCAACTCGTTGTCGGTCACCCTCCTGTTAAAGTGAAAGCACAGCTCGTGTTCATCGTCCTTGTCCCTGGCGACTCCGTTGCATCTCAGTGCCTCCTTTTTCATGTTCATACGAGTAATGTTGCTATGCTGAGAGAAAATCACGTCATTGTCTTCTTCGCCAGTCATCACGCCTTCTCCAATCTGATGATGTGCCAGCCCGCGTTGAACACGGGCACCTGCTCGGCCACGCGCCAGCCTAGCCGCTTTACCAGCGCGCGGAACTTCTTCTCGTCGTGCTCGGCGGTGTTTACCTTGGGCACGTACTTGTCGCCGAGGCGGATAGTCAGGATGACGGCGCGTCGCGCCGCGCCGCACAGCGTACGCACTGCCATGTGCATGGCCTGCTCGTCGATCAAGTCGAGAAACCGCACGCACACCGCCGCGTCAAAGTTGTCTTTGGGTACATCCTCGATGCCGCAGCGCACCAGATTAACCTTGTGGCCTCTACGCAGCTTGGCCTTGGCCAACGCCAGCATCTCCTCGCTCACGTCAACGGCGGTTACGCTGCAGCCCAGCGCCCTGTACAACTCGAAGAACCGCCCGGTGCCGCACGGCACGTCCAGCACCCACTCTGGCTGCAGCGCGCGCAGCATGCGCTCCACGGCCTCGTTCTCCAGCCGCCACCGCTGCTGCTTGGTGCGCACCGCGTCGTACGTGACCGCCTTGCGCCCACGGTATTTCTTGCTGGTAGCAGCTATGCTGACCATCAGTTGCCTGCCTTTCCTCTGTGCATCGCCAGCGCCTTCTCCATGATGGCCACCGACTCCTCGGTGATCAGGAAGTCGCAGATTGGCATGGCCGCTGGTCCCATGTTAATCAGCAGCACGCCGTGCAGGCCGGGGCAGTTTGGGTCTCCGCACTTGCCCGTGAGCATGCTGGTGGCGGTGGGCACGCTGGCGCGCATCTGCTGAAACACCACCTCCTCCAGCTCCACGTGAGCGGCGCTGTCTTCTTTCTGCTTGATCTGCTCGCTCACCGCGCTTCCTCCCACCTGTATCGCTGCTTGGGCATCTTGTCCTCCGTGACTGCGCGATGATACTTGCTGTACTCGCACAGCATGTTCTGCACGTCCTGCGCGTGCGGCTCTGGCATCTCGCTCTTCGCGAACAACGGCAGCAGCTTGGCGCGCAGCCTGCCCAGCTCCAGCCGCCACTCCTCCTCTGTCCACTTTGCCTTGCGCTCGCGTCCCAGCAGGTAGTTCAACCCCCGCCTACTGCCGGGGCCGCTGGCCGCGAAGGTCCACCAGTCCGCTGCGCTCTTGAGCGGCTGCACGTACTTGAGATCTGCAATAACCTGCGCTGTCATGAAGCTGCCGAAGCCCTGGAACTGACCCAGCAGCGTGTACCAGCTGTTGAGAGTGTCCCCCGGCCGGGGGCGGAGCCGCTGCC